ACCACCACCAAACGCGAGCAAATCCTCGCCCAAGTCGCCACCACCCTGGCGGCCACCAGCGGCGTGAGCGGGCGGGTGTATCGGAGCTGGACTGAACCATGACCACTCCCAGCCTCCGCGAACAGATCCTCGATCACATCGCCACCGTAACGCTCGTTTTGTTTTAGTGCTTCAACCTGTTCCTGCGGTAGACTCTTGGTGAAGTTGTCTTGCTAATTCATGGCCGCCACTCCGACCAGTCCTTCCACCGGCTCCATGCGGGCTATCGATCGCCTGCGCAAGGCTGCAAACTTTGAACCCATCAAGCAGTCTGTACTACTTGCAAGCGGTGACGAGCTGGAGTTCTATGTTACACCTTTGACGACAGCCGAACGGGAGAAGGCTCAGAAAAATGCTAAATCTGATAGCACCAACGACTACGCCCTGCAACTTCTGATTCTCAAGGCCAAGGATGAGAATGGGCAGCCTCTTTTCCGCCCCGGCGATGCTGCAATTCTCAAGCAGGAAGTTGAGGATGAAATTCTTCAGCAGATGATCTTGAAGGTTCTTCGCCCCGACGAAGAGGGCGAGGCTGAAACCGATCTGAAAAGCAGCTGAGGCTGAGCTAGAGAAAGATACAAGGCTCTTCTTTCAGCTTCAATTGGCGGAAGAGCTTAAGATGACTCTTTCTCAGCTGAAAGATGCCGTAACAGAAGAAGAGCTAATTCTGTGGCAGTTGTATTATTCCATCAAAGGCAAAAGACAGAAAGCTGAGATGGAGAAGATCAAAAAACGCCGCTAGTCCGACCGGGCCAGCGGCTTTTTCATGCCTAGACTGTTAGCACGAGGAACTGTCGAGGCATGGCTGCTTATCAGGCGATTATTGATCTTATCGTCAACGGCCAGAACGAAGTTGACAGAGTAATTCGTAGTACCGATCAGCTTCAGGCTGCAATTGGAAGAATCAATAGCAGGCCGCTTGAGTTACAACCGGGAAGAGCGCAGCAATCTGTTGAAAGACTTACAAGAAGTCTTCAAGGAATTGACCGTCAAGTAGAGCAGGCGGCAGCCCACCTCACTCCACTGAGAAATAACTTTCAGGCAGTGTCAAGAGAGGCTGGCACTCTTGATAGGGCGCTGCAAAGAAATAGTAGGAGTCTAGAGGTAAATAGAAGGCAGTCTCAGATTTATGAAAACACTATAAGAAATGCGGCTAACGGTTCTATAGAATTTGTCAATGCTATAGCTGCGGGGGCAAGAGCAGTTGAGCGAAATATCAGATTAACCGAGCAGCAAACTCAGCTCGAACGCAGGAGGGCGGCAGTTGACGCCAGGATGACCTACCAGCTCCGTCAAATGGCGGGGGCTGAAGCCGATCTCGCCGAGGCTCAGGAAAGGCGGGGGCAGGCTTTTCAGGATCGAGAGAGCGCACGGGGCCTGCAGGCTCAAATCCAATTTGCAGATCGCCTGGCAAGGTCCTACATGAATGCAGAGGCTGCTCAGCAGCGTGCGGCCAGGGGGCTTCGAGATGCTGGACTTGATGATTTGGCCGGTCGTATTGGAGCAGTGCAGTCAACTGCTGGACTGCGTTCTGAAATTCAATTTTTTGACAGCCTCGCTTCTAGCGTTGCAACTAACACAGAGGCTTTCAAGAGGTTCACCATTGCCTCTCGTGCAGCGTCTCAGAGCCTTGCTGAGGTAAACAGAAACAGATTGGCAATTCTGGCAGAGGCTTTCACGCCCCCGGATCGACCTGTCATGGGGCCAGGGGGGACGCTGGTTGAGCCTCCCATCGCCGGAAGGCCGCTTGAGCCTGGTCAGCGCCCGCGCACCAGCAATGAGGCGAGGCGAGGCACGAGTGGCAGGGCCTTGAGCAATGAAGAGGTTTCGAGAACCAGGCAGGAGGTTGATCGGTTAATCAACAGCTTCAACGAAGTTCCTAGAAGTGAGGCAGGTCTCAGGGATTACATTGAAAGACTTGGCGAGCTGAGAAGTGTTGTAACTTTTACGTCTGAGGCCTACAGAAGGCTTGCACAGCAGCAGCGAGTTGCCGGCGACCTCCTTGAGACTGCTGTTTCATTGCAGCGTTCGGGTGCAATGCAGGGGCCGGCTCAGTTTGCGGCAGCAACTGGCCCCGCCTCACTGATTGAGGCTCCCGAAAACAGACTGAAGCGACAACTGTTTTATGAAAAAACCAGAGAAGATATTCTTTCTAGGCTTGTTACATTTGAGAACAATATTAACGAGGCTGATCTGACTCAAGTTCAGAGAACTCAGCTTCAGATTCGCCTTGATGAAGCGTTGCTTGCACTGGATCAAAACAGACTTGATGTTGCCAGGCGGCTCACGAGAGAGGGCGAACAGGCCAGGATGTCAACCGAGAGAGAGAACAGAAGGAACAGAATCACGGGCGGGCCAATGAGGGCTGGGGGGCCTGGGGAGACCATTGCTTCTATTGACGCCCCTCAGAAGGTTCAGGAAATACTGAGGCAGACGACAACTCTGCAGCTCTACCTAAACAAGCTTGCGTCGGAAGGGGTTGACGTAACTCTGCAGCAGTCTGCGGCGCAAAATCTGATCAATGAGCTTTCCGCTCAGGGGCTTCAGCTGTCCGATCGTTTTGTCAAGGCAAAGAGAGATGAACTTTCGGCAATCAGAGAGATTACAAAACAGGAAAAAATAAGGCAGACAGGTGGACTTGATCCAGAGGTTCTGGAGGGTCGCGTGCAACGCCTTCTCGGCAGGACGATAGGCCTTGAGAGTAAGGCTATTTCGTTGCAAGAGAAAGGGGCGACGAACGCCGATCAGCTGCGCTTGGAGGTTCAGCAGAAAATAAACGCACTGAAGCAACTTGAGGGCAATATTACGAGTCAAAACGCTGATGCTGTGGCTAACGATCTTCGACTGTTGCTGAAGAGCATAAATGAAATAAGCAATGCCCTTGGTGAAGCAAGGAACCAAGTTTCACAAGTTGCAGCTCTTACCGGCTTTGAGGGAAGCTTCCAGAAGCTTCAGACCTCATTTGCCGAAACCGGATCATTCTTCCAGAATGTCTCGCCAGAAGAAGCTATTGATAAAATTGTCAGGCAGTTCACCCCATCCCTTGCTGGCACTACCGGCCTTGCAGCTCTTGAGCAGCTCGAAAAACCTGCAAAGCTCTCCTCTCAAAAACTGACCCTTCTCGCCTCTGGCCTGCAAGAGCTTGCCGCTCAAATTGATCCACTTGTGCCTGGAGCGAAAAGACTTCTCAGGGAGATGAATGGGGTTTCTGCCTCGCTTCAGAACGAACAGGCTGGTCGCGCCCCTGACGCTGACTTCCTGGTCCGCCTCACCAAGAACCCGCGTCTAGCCGCCGGTATCAGCGAAGGTTTGATCGGTGGCGCCTTCCCGCTGCTGTTCGGGCAGGGGGTTGGTGCTGCAGCCGGTGGCGGCCTTGGCGGCTTTGCTGGCGGCGCTGCCGGCGGTGCTCTGGGCTTTGGTCTGTCGCTGATCGGTACGGCTGTTGGTTCTGCAGTTGACACCTTTGTCAACAGCCTTAAGGAGCTGGGCTCAAGTCTTAAGCAGCCAACGGCGGCGCTTGAGGCAATGAAAACCGCTGGCTTGAGAGTTGATTCAGGGCTTGAGGATCTTGTGAGCAGGCTGGAGGGTGTTGGTAGTGCAGCCGCTGCACAAGCGATTGTTTTTGCCGAGCTTGAGAAGCAGCTTGGTCCTGGAGCCGCAAAACAGCTGAATGCACTTTCGGAAGAACAGAAAAAACTTGACCAGGAGACTCAAAAGCTTAACGCATCAATTGCCTCGACCCTTCTTCCTTTGTTTACTGGTGCGATTGCGGTTGTAAATGACTTCGCCGCTGCGCTCCAGGCGCTTGGCTCGATAGAGCCCCCTGGGTGGGTTAAGCGTTTGGGCGGACTTGCGGTCGAGGCTTCTCTTGAGGCTGGCGCCATGGCAAGTCCGTATTTTCGTTTTGGCAAGGCGGGCGTTGATTTTGCAAGGGGTCGCGGTCAACGAGCTGCGCAAGAAGCTGGCACTCCGCCACCCACTCCAGAGCTTCAAAGACAGGAGCAACTGCTTCCATTCCAGCAAACCGTTGCTGCTCTCTCTGCTGGCCTGGAAGCATCGGACATCGCCAAAAAATACACCGATGCAATCAAGACTGCAGCAGAAGAGCAAAAAGACCTGGACAATCAAAGGTTTGAACTGATCGAATCTTACGAAAAATCAATTGCCGACATCAGGAGAGGGGTTGAGCAAAGAATTGCTCAAGAGCGACTGTCTGTTATTGCCAAGGAAAACGAGCTGTTTGCGGCTCAGGGCGAGGTTCGCCTTCAGCAGCTGCGCAATGCAAATGCCGAACTGAGAGCCACTGTCTTCGGCAATGAGATCGGGCAGCAACTTGTTGATGCTGTTTCCGAGTTTACAGAAAAGCAGCTTTCGACTGAGAACGAAATTGCAAATCGTCGTCGCTCTCTTGAGCTGGAACTTGAATCCAAGAGAATAGAGATTGAGCAGTACAGAATTGATGTTGCGAAGCAGGTTAGCGATCTAAACCTCTCAACTCAAAAACAGGTTGAGAAAATTAACGACGGGATTCTGAAAAAGAATCAAGCCTATGACAGGAGTCGTTTCGAGATTGAAAAGCGCATCAATATCAATAATCTTGAGATTAAGAGACTAGAGGCGAAGCAGCAAGAGAATCTGTTTAGAGGGGCTGCCAACAATAGTAATCCAGCTATCGCCAAGCAAAATCGTGAACTAGCCGATCTTTATGCGAATCAAGCCACTTTCATCGAGGCTCAAAAGAATGCCGTGAAGAGCTTTGCTCCGCCCCCACAGCTTTCTTTCGGATCTGTAAGTGCCAATGCTTCAGTTTCCACCGCTGGTCTCGATGCTCTTTCTGCTCGTGCTAAGCAGCTTGCAACGGCTATTGCAAGTGTTCAGAACGAGCTGTCTTCGCTTGTATCAAGTGGTGACTTCATCGGATTCAATGCTCGCCTCAAAGAGATTGCGGACCAAGGCGTCACTGGACTTATCAATCAGTTCGAGCAGCTCAGGGGCGAGTTGAGCAACGATCCGCTGGGGGCTCAATTTGCAAAAATCGGAGAGGCGTTTGAGGCTGTTTCAAAGGCTCCCGAAATAGCTCCCTACAAAGAGCTTGTTCTTGAGTACCAAAGGCTCGCGGAGGCCAACGTAAAACTTGGTGCATCGCTTGAGTTCTTCCTTGAGAAAGGGGGTCAGCAGTCCTCTCAGCTTGATTCACTGCGAGTTGAAATCAACTCTGCCATCAGCGGCACCACGGAGCTTGAGAAAGCCATGATGGATCTTACTCAGAGAGGTATTAGTCCCGCCTCTGAAGAGTTTAAGATTCTCACAGAAAATGCAGCAAGAATTGATGCACTGCAGCAAAAGCTTCAGACTATCAATAACTTCAAAACCGCTTCGTCTGGGCTAACTCTCTCACTGCGCGGACTGGTTGAAGGCTTCTATGAGCTTGGTAGCGCCTCTGAGGCCGTGAAGAGAGTGGGCGAAGAGCTGGGGCGCAAGAGCCTTGGCTTTGTGCTTGACATTGCCTTCAAGCCTGTTGAGCAGGCTATGCAGAAGACAATGTTTGACCTTGCCGAAAGACTCGGGTTTGACATCAAGCCGGAACAGCTTCAACAGCTCGAAGAGATCAAGATACTGAAAGATCTTGTTGCAAGCATTGAAAGAGAGATTGTGAAGAAAGCAAATACAGTTGTTTCGCCAACCCTTGGCGTAGGGGCTCCCGCCTCGGAGCAAATATTGACAGAGGAGCAGCTGAGAATCCAGGGCCTGGTCAGGGGGCTTGGCTCACAAATACAGAAACGAGTCGAAGAGGTTTTCGGGACTGCGGAACTTGAGGCTCTAAGGGGAACGCTAAAAAGCGAAGTCAACCTATTGCTGCCTCCGGCTGACATAAATCCAAATCAATTTAGGCTAATAAAAGAAGGTGCCGCCAACGAGATAGACAGGCAGGTCAACGAAAGGCTTCAAAAACTATATCCTCAGCTGCCGCCCTCGCAGCAATTACCGCCCCAATCCTCACTCCCCGGCGCCTTCACGGGCTTCGACATGGCCAGCCTGTCCAAACTCGACACCAAGTACGCTTCCATTGCCTCCGAGCGCCAAGTATTTCCACTGCCTATTGAAAACTACTCAGAGGCAGAAGGTGCAGTCCAGAAGGTGACGGGTGCTGTTGGTGAAATGAAAGACAAGCTGATAGAGGTTCCCGCTGCCGCAATACCAGCAACCGAAGCCATAAATCAGCTGGACAAAACCCTGATTAACTCCAACGATAAAGTTACAGAAGCGGTACAGCAGAACGCTCCCAAACTGCAAACAGCTACCACCGACTGGGGCAAGAGTCTTGGGCAGGTCGTGACAGGTCTAAGCCTCGCCTCCTCTGCTGTTATTGGTATCGTTGGCGGTGTTCAAAACATACAGAAGGGCGGGGCCGGAAATGTACTTAGCGGCATCGGCTCGATTCTGACAACTGTTGGCAGCATCGGCATGAGCGCTGCTGGGTTCATGAAGCCAGGTGGTGCTGGCGGACCTGCTGCCGCTGGAAACAGCCCGTGGACCAGCGCGGTTGACGAGATAATTCCAAATGCAAACGGAAACATCTTTGAAGATGGTGAGCTGATGAAATTCGCCAATGGCGGAATCTTGCAGTCGCCCACACTCTTCAGTTTCGAGGATGCTGGCGTGACTCGCACCGGGCAGGCCGGCGAGGCGGGCGCAGAAGCGATCATGCCACTCAAGCGCACCAAGGATGGGCGCCTGGGCGTAGAAGCAGACCTCTCCGTGCCCTTCGAGGCTTCTGACGCTCTGGAGATGGGCCTGAACGACGGTGACGACAACCCCAGGGCAGTGGACCTATCCGCACCCTTCCAGGCGGCTCAGGGGCGCACAGGCAGCTCTCTGTCCGTGCCCTTCCAAAGGGCTCAGGGCCGCATGAGTGCTGCTCAGATGATGCAGATCGCCGCCGAGTCTGGCCTGGCCATTCCGTTTGCCAAGGACCAGGGCGCTGCTCTTGGGAGCGGTGGAGCCGATGGGGGCGATGACACTATCAAATTCGAGTCGGTTATCATTAACAATCAAGAGTTCGTCACCAGGAAGGAGGCAGAAGAGATTGGGCGCAAGGCAGAGGCTCGGGGCGCAAGTCGTGGGGCTCAGCTCGCTCAGAAGGGCATCAAAAACAATCCCCGTGTTCGAGCTTCTCTTGGTATCAAGTAAATGGAACTTTGCAACTTCATGAGGTTCAAGCGCAGGGACGGGAGCTACACGACCTGGGCTGCGCAAAACCTCTTCCCCGGCGAGTCCAAGACTTTTCAGTCTGTCAGCTATCCGTTCGTACCAATCGCAATCGCAACAAATGCCTCAACGCAAGGGGGCGACAGAAGTGAGGCGGCTGTCAGTACAGTTGCCGATGATTTGACTTTGAACGTTTTCCGTGAAGCAGCAAAAGAAGATTGGCTGCTTGAGGTGAAAACTGTAAAAGTCAATCGTTCAGATTTTTCTCTCGACGCCCTTCTCTGCTCTGAAATTTGGAGCTGCTCTCAAGTTCAATATGACACTTCTCAGGAGGGCGTCGTTCTTCAGCTCGCCTCCTCTCTTGATTCCGTTAGAACTATTGGGGGCAGGGTTCTGTCACAGTTTCTTGTGGGGGCACTGCCTACAAGTGGCACGCTCAGTCTGAGATGATTATTGATTACTACAAGTGGATTGGGTTGCCACATAAATTTGCTGCAGATCCAGATGATGGAGAAGGAGCAGACTGTCTAATTGTTGCTCACAAGGTTCTTCTAGCTAACAATTTCCCTTGCCCGCCCATTTCCTCTGAATGGATCGATCTGGCTGCTTCTCAGAAGTGGGGCGAGCTTGAGAAAGAGTGGTACAAGTATATGACTAGGGTTGATACCCCTCGAAGCTGTGATCTTTCAATGACTCGCAATGAGATCACGGGGTTTGCTATTGGGGTTGTTGTTGACGACGGCGTGCTGTTCGTTCACCATCGCAAGGGAGTCGCCTGGGTTCCTTTATCCTTGGTGAAGACGGACTTCTGGAGAATCCGCAGTGCTGCCTTCTGATCGCTACATCGCCTCGCTTCTTGGCTTTGACGAAGAGCAGTATGAATACTGGAAGGATTATGTGGCAGCCCAGGCGAAGAAAGGGCCGGAGCCTTCTGTTGTTTGTGGAGATCCGGCCTCAATCATTGCGACTGTATCACTTGTAATTACACTCATCGGGGTTGGCTTCCAGATTGTCGGCGCCCTGCTTTCAAGACAAGATGACACTGCCCCTCCAGAATTAAGAGCAAGGCAGAGAACTGGTAACAGCCAGCTATCAATTACTTCTTTTGCGCCCCGTGCAGGATTTGACGCCACGCAGGATGTTGCAGGCATTGGCGCCCCCATCCCCGTTGTTTACGCCAATCGGGAAACGCTCGATGGGCAGTCCTATGGGGGCGTGAGAGTTAATCTTTCGCTTCTGTGGTCTCAGATCTTGAGCCTGGGGGGATCTCAGATGCTTCGAGGCATCTTCATGATCGGGGAGGGCAGTGTTCACTCGATCGACCCCAACGGTTTTGCTATTGGAGACAACAGCCTTGCAAGTTATGACTTGCTTAACAGCTCAGCAAATGAAGCGGCGAGCAGATTAACTGTTTACCATCGCCCCAACGGAGGAAGGATTGTATCAACCGATCGTATTGCTGGGCGCTTAGCGACATCAGATGTTGGCAATGCTCAAAACGATGGGGGCTCGGATGTTTTTCAGCTGAGAAGCGTCGGAAATACTTACGCATCTGATTTCAGCGCATCCTTCAAGCCCTCTACGTCTACAACATTTGGGGTTCATGCGCTTATTGGTAACAACCTTGGCTTTAAGCTAAACCCCAGAGTTCGAGCGCAGGCTGTTGCTCGGCTGAAACCCAAGGGGGATTCTGGCAATTCTGAGGTTGTTTGCGATGTTGACTTAACCGTAAAAGCGGAAAGAGAAAAGTTTAGCGCATACTATTCTTCTCGATCCGGTGTCACTTCTGGCTCTTTTGCGCTTGGGGACACTTTTACTTACACGCTTGACAGAAGTAGCGACTATCAAACCACTTTCTTGGTAGTTGACGGAAGCTCCGACACCTGGACCTCCTCCTCAGAAGTTCGCAGTCGCCCCGACTTCTATGACACGTCAGACGATGTAATTACAGGCTTGGCTCTTGCGACTAAAATGACTGTTGGATCGGTTTCAAGTGCTGTAGATGGGCTTGAGGCAGATGCAACTCTTGACGTTAAGGGAATCGTTGATCATCTTGAGGCGAACAATGCCGCGAATGGGCAATATCTTGTTAGGTATTGGATCAATATTTCAAACGGAAGCAAGGAGCTGCGTAGTAGGTTTGACGTAAATATCAGAGTGCAGTCCAACAAGGGGGTGGGCGATGTAAATGTTACTGAAGAGGGGGGCTCTCTAGTTATTGGGGTGAGAAGCACTCCCACGACCACGAGCAAGAGTTATCGCTTTACGCTTGAGGTTGACGATGATTCCGGCTCGATCCAGGTGTTGACCAGCCCACTTCGCCTCAGGTCCAGAATATTTTTCAATTATACCAAAAAAGAAACCGCCTCTCTTGATTGTGGAGACGTTGCATCTTCTGTGACGGGCAGACAAAGGGCGTGGGATGATGCGATTGTGGTTGGGGATTTATACAAAATTGGCAGCGCATTAGCCGTTTGCACCTCTCGCAGTCCAGGTAACAAGATTTTTATCAGCGACTCAGAGGAGGGGGCGAGTGGCACGGGGCAAAGCGTGTCTGCTGATTTCAGGGTTGTCAGAGCGGGCTCAGCTAACACAGTTGCTATTTCTGAGCTGAGGAAAGATGGGGATGAATCGGCAACTCGTCAAACGGCGACAAGCTGGCCGCATTTGAGCAAAGTTGCCATCGCTTCATTTTCAACAGCAAGCGAATGTAGGCTTGTGGAAATTGGCATCAGATCCACTCTCGGCATCAGGATCAACGGAATCTGTAATTTCAGAGATGCACTAACTCTGGATGAAACCGATGACTTTGCCTGCAAGTCGAGAGAGGGCGACACGGTAAAGAGGGGCGATAACGTTAAAGTAGATCAATACCAATCAGATAGAATCTCCTCGGCGGAAGAGAGATACAGTTTCTTCAGGCTGTCTTACAGAGAATCGGGCTCTACCGGGGCTTTCACGACCCTCGCCCCCTGCTTTGGCACCAGGGGTATGACGCAGCAGTCCTCCTTCTCTTACATCCGCCTGCAGATGCCTTCTCGCAAGCGATGGGAGTTCAGGATCGAGCCCCTGACGGGCTGGGAGATCCGCTCTGGAGAGGCCACGGGCAAGCTGGTCGTCCTCGACGCCAAGCTGTCCCTGGTCCTCAGCGGCTCTTCTGGGGGTGTCTCCTGGTACGCAAATGGGCCGCAGATAAGCCCTTCGGTGTTTGATGAGTCTATATCCAGAACAAAGTCAAGTTTTTCTATTGATGCAACGCGCAGAAGCACCTCGATGGGTTTCCCAAGGCCAGATGGTGATAACTACCTGGATGCTTGGGGCAAGCTAGCAGAGGAATTTGTCTACGAAGAAGTTGAATCCTCTGCCGCCCAGGGGCCGGAGCACGAAGTTGTTTATGTGAACGAAATATCCCAGAACTCGCCCGCCCCCAACTACGACGGAATTGCGCTGGTGGGGCTGAACATCCGTTCGGCCTTTGAGTGGGCGCAGTTTAGGCAGTTGTCTGGATACCTGACAGGCGGCACCGTTGTTCGCAGGCTTCTAAATAGTCTTTCGACTGGCCCCTCTCACCTTTTCCCAGATATTGCACTTGATCGTTTCACCAATGTCAAGTATGGGCCGGGGCGAATTAGCGATGACTTGATCGATCTTGTTAGTTTTCAGGCATCCGCTCAGTGGTGTTTTGACCGCCGCTACTTCTTTGATGGGGCGGTCATGCTTGGAACCAACGCCCCTCGTCAATGGGCGGCGGACGTAGCAGCAACAATGTTGCTTAATTTCAGAGAGATCAATGGGCGTTATTCTCTCACCCCCGCATTTACTTTCAGCGCAGTTCAGCACAAGTCGCTGTTCACAGCTGGAAATATTGAAGAAAATTCTTTCAAGTTTGAGACAGTTCCAGTTGATGAGCTTCGCCCCATCCGCGTAAGCGCAAAGTGGCGAGAGGAGAGGAGTAGCTCAAGTCTGACAAGCCCAGGCTTTTTCCCGGTTGAGAGAGAGGTTCTTGTAAGAGAGCTGTCTGGGAGCAGCTCTGACCCGATTGAGTCGATTGATCTGAGTGACTATGTTACAAACGAGAAACACGCAATAGATGTTTGCAAGTTTCGCATCAGATCAAAGAGGCTGCGAGATCACTCGATTCGCTTTACTGTAACTTACGCCTCTGTTGAAGGGGTTTGCAAAAATCTCTCCCCAGGAGATTATATCAAGCTCGCTTTGGATTCTACAATTTACAGCGAGTTCAACAACGGAATCGTGCTCAAAGACGGCACCATTGTTTCTACTGTTAGCCTCGCCCCCGGCTCTTATTCCGTGCTTGGTTGGGACGGTGGCAGCTCCTCGCCCTCGATTCAAACTCTTGTTGTCGATTCTTCTGGCATGGGTTCTCCGGTGGGGATAATTTTTACAGTTGCTCAGTCCCAGAGCCAGGTGCGAACTTATGAAATCACTAAGATAACCCCTACCGAAGAGGGAAAGTTTGACATCGAGGCAATACATGCTCCAGTAAATGCAAACAACATATTGCTGATGGCCGAGAACTGGGACGACAATGTAAATACGTGGGAGATCCTTCGATGAGCGTTAACTTTCCTGCAATACAGCCGACTGGGTGTACTTTCACGCCCCCGGAGTGGGCGATTACGGAGTCGCGGTCTCAGTCGGGGGTTAGGAGTTACAGAATCTGGTCCAGCAAGCCATCGGACGCAGTTCTTGATCTCAGCTTTGAGAATATATCCGAAGCGAATGCACTTGCAATTGTTCAGGCCCATGCCTCTGCCAGGGGGCCAATTGAAGACCTAGTGCTGCCAGCTGTCTTGTTTTTTGGCATATCGAATCAAGTATTTATCGATCTTTTTTCTCAATATGGCTCAGGACTGTCTTGGCATTTTGTAAACAAAGAACCTCCGGTAATTGAAAGAGTTCCGGGGCGCAGGTACACCACTAGAGTAAGGCTAAGAGCCGAACTCAGATTCCCCTAATGTCAATCCTCAACGCAACTCAGGGCGAGCTTCGCTGGAATGGCACCAAGATTGCAAAGGTGCTCAATGCCTCAATCAATAAAACGAGGGATACACTTCAGACCACGGGGATTGGGGACATGGATGATACCTTTGCGTATGGGAAGAGGAATACGGGTGGTAGCGCGACTCTGCTTTACAAGACAGACGATCTTGCCACAACTCAACTGATGAATCGCATCTTGAATGATGGCGAATCGCCAGACGAGCTTACGCTTATCCTGCGAAAGGGGCAGTCTCAGGGCACACTGTCGGGGCCGGTGCTTATTTCCAGCCAGAGCGAGTCAATCTCTGTTGGGGAAAATACAACCGTAAACATTAACTTTGTTATCAGCGGCAAGCCCTCTGCTAATTACTGATGGCACTGCTTGGTGTTCACGGCACGGTTTCCTTCTCTCGGGAATGGGGGCTGCCGGCAGCTGTTGACAACTCTCGACTGGTCTCAAGGCCTGAGGGCACGGTCCTGGACCTGGGAGAGCCCGCCTTCTGGTCTGGCGATCGAGTGCTGCTGCTGTGCCAAAGAGGCGTTCCCCTGGGGCTGCTGCAAGGGGCTCAGGCTGGCCTCGCCCCCTGCCCTGGCGGTTACTCGTTCTATGGGGGCGGAGAGTTTGTCGCTGGGCCCAATGGTGCAAAAAGGCTGATGACCGGCAATACTTATGTTGGCAGCAGCGCCTCTAGCTTCTATGACGACATTCCGCTAACTAGCTCTGCGTATGTTTATGCACACAGAGACGAAATGGATGATATTACTTTTTACTCGTCTCAGGATGACGCTATCAATGGAAGTGGCCCCTCGTTGATTCCATTGCTAAAGCTTGACATGGGGGCGCTTGTAGTCTTGCCTGCCCCTTATGGGAATTACGAGCAATCACTCATCAATGAAATTATTTCTTTTGCCGCCCCCACCATTTTCTTTGATCAAGGCGGTGAAATAGCTGGGGACCAGTTTCTGCCTCAATCACTTAGCGATCAAATATCTGCTTTCCTGGAAGAGAGTTCGGCTGTAAGCGGCTGGAAACAGGTTGCCAATTTAACATCTTGGGTCTTTGAGACCAATGTTGATGTTCTCGATCAAAATGCGATTGGGCAAAAATTTGGAGAGTCCGCAAAGGGCGCTTTGAAGGGGGCGGGAAGCTTCAATGCAATTGTTGACGCGAAGCAAAATTACGAACTCTTTGGGCCATCTTCCCTGTTGCGCCTCATGCTCTTGACAGATGTTGGGGCGAAGGCAAATGCAAAGTTTGTTATTGCAGACTCAACATCTTCTGAAAATGATTGCGAGCAAAACAAAAGAATTTACTACGAGACGCCAATTATTATATCCAACTCCACGGTAGACACTTCAGTTACCGAAATCATTACGATGACGATTCAGTTTGTCGCCACGGGCAAGATTAGGCTTGCCCTTGCCTCAGAAGGCTAGGATAGGCACAGGAGCGCAGGCGCATCGAATGACGATCATCAAGCGTGCTGGGCAATCAGGCGCTCTGAACGTAACGCCGTCGAACGAGCAGTTCAGAGAACAGATTGCTGCGCTTGTTGATGCAATGCGTCAGCTTGGGGGCGGGGCTTCGATCATCGCTGGCGCCCTTTCCCAATCTGATCCGCTCAACGCACCTTTTACTTTATACGTTGATCCGTATATTGGCAGTGACAAATTCGTTGGCGGCGCATACAATAGCTACGAGACTGGCGCAACAGACGAAGAAATCATTGCAAGCAAGCTAAAGCGCATTGAGCTTCAGCGATTGGAGTGTGGATATACATCTTTTCGCCCCTTCAAAACGATTAACCGCGCTGTAATTGAAGCGGCAATTATCACATCGAAAAACTGGTACACATATAGCGATCCACGCGCTCATGTTGACTGCGTAACGATTGTTCTTTCTGGGGGCGTACATCTACTTTATACTGATCCAGGTAGCGGCAGCGCAAGTCTTGCAAGTTGGGGCGTGGAAAAAGTTCCAACGATCCAGGAGCTGATTGCTTTCAACCCTCCAACGGGCGGCGTTCTGGGGCCTCGTGGCTGCAGCCTGCATGGGCAAGATCTTCGCAAAACCACCATTCGCCCCACTTGGGTTCCGGCGGTGCAGGACGAGGTTGCTGATTACAGCAATCGTCGTGCGATGTTGAAGGTATCCGGTACTGGGTTCTTCTTCAATTTCACGGCAATGGACAAGATCGGGCACGCCGAATCTGTCCATCTGCTTGATGTTTTTCATCCTGCTAGTAAAACTGAGTTAGATCTTTTTTACGAAAAGATTGAGTCTGCGGTTGGTGGGAGTGCCGATCTTGCAAATGCTCTACTTGGTGCTCGCCCCAGCGAATATCAGATCGTTGGCCCGATCGATCAAACCCAGGCGCCGAACTCACAGTGGGACACCACTACAGGTGCTTCGCCCTACATCTTCAACGTGTCGGTGCGCTCCGACTACGGCATGAACGGGGCGTTCTGGGATGGCGCCAAGCTAAGCGGGCTCAAGTCAATGGTCTGTGCCAACTTCACTGGCACCAACCAGCAGAAGGATATGCGTTGCTGGCAGGTTTATGAAGGCGGCAACTGGGTAAGCCTGACCAACACCCCGCAAGACTATCAGAAATATATTGATACCGACCCGGACAACGTGCGGCGCAATCCTGCACGCCAGACTCGTCACATCTCGGCAATCAACAACGCCTACATCCAGAAGGTTTCAATCTTCGGGATTGGCCAGTCTGAAGTCACGATGGTGGACTCCGGCGGGGAGATCACTGACAACGGGGGGAACTCAACATTCGGCGGTGGATCTGCACTGGCCAAGGGCTACAAGAGCTTCGCCTTCGGCAAGGACAAGAACTGGGCCGTGGGCCGAGTGCGGGTGCCGCTGAACATCAGCGAGAAAACCTCCAACATCCGCCGCATTGAGCTGGGTGTTGTGGCCAGCGTGACCAGTTCGACCATTACGCTCACCAACGGCCTGGCGATCGGCAGTGGCACGACTGCCCCGGCGGTACTGGAGGCCCTGGGCTACACCTTTGCCAGCGGCACTCGGATCTGGATCGACAACCCTGCTGGTGCTGACTGGCGAGCCACGCTGAGCAGCAGCGCTTGGAGCAGTTCTGCGCCGACCTCGATCGGCATCACAGCCGCCCCGCTGCAGTCGGGCACCAATGAAGCAGCAGGCGATGCCGCTGTGGGCCGGAGGGTCTACCTACGCCGTGTGGTGGACACTAGGACCGTTGCTGAGCGGCGCTGCAGCCTGATCCTAAACAACACTGCCAGCGCCAGGCTGCCGCAGCGCCACACGGTGTTGCAGACCGACCCGAACCGCAGCAATGGCGCGATCGATCGAGTGCTGGCCGCTGGCGGGGAAGAGGTGTTGTTGGTGTCGGCCACCGGCAAGGGCCCCCTGCCTGGCTCTGGCGTGACCCGGACGGCAGAAGTGACGATCCGCCGTGGCGCCCCCAGCAAGACCTACGCCGCCGCGACGTTCTACCGCCAGGGAACGGTGGTGAAGCACGCCGGCAAGCACTGGCAAGCCACGCAGGATCTAATCAGCTCCGGCGCCAACCCCGACCCGGCGCTGTGGGGCGAATGCTTCGTTCACATGCCCTCAGACTTCAACCCTGAGGATTCGATCAGCCAAGAGGCGCCGATCCTGGTGCTGGACACCGATACCAGCGACGCGGACGATTCCACGACTCTGGGGATCAACTGGACGACGATCTGGACCTCGGCGGGCCCTGTGCGCGATCAGTACCGCACCGCTACCGACTACCTGGGCGGGTACGCCTTCCTGCGGGCACTGGGGTTCACCGATGCTGCCGCCCATGCCGCCCTGGTGCCGCAGTCTGCCGGCAGCCGCGACCGCGACCCGAGCAGTTCAGCTGATTTCCCCACGGCTCCATCTGGTGGTGCCGCAACAGGATTAGGGAATTGGGCTATAGAATTTAGACGTCCAAGTACAGTGAGATTGTATAATCATCAATGGGAATGGGCGGGTGCAGGTAACTACTCAAAAGCTATGCCTGCAGTCCAGCAGGATATGTCGGAGTTCAATAAGTTCACCTATTACTTCACCAACTCCGGCGGCGGGCGAGTGACGCCCAAGGGCAGTAATGAGGATGGCTTCGAGGTGACGCCCAAGGGCCTCGAAGACATCGCCACGGGCGCCACCATCAGCCCTGAATCACTCGGCGGCCAGACGCTGGATGAGGCGCAAAGGACGGACTTCCCGAACGGTATCCAGGTGGGCGGCACGGCCCAGCTGCAGGACGTGGTGATCACCGGCACCGCCGAGTTCAGCAGCCAGTCACAGGCGAAGACCACCAGGGCTGGCGCCGTGGAGCTGGCCAGCATCGCCCAGCTGACCGAACTGCCTGGCACGGTCGCCAGTTCTGATGCAGCGCTGGAGGGCGCCCCGGAGGTGGTGACGATCGGCGGCCTGAACCGCTGGCGGCAGGCGCAACGGCTGATCAGCGCTGCCACCGGCACGGTCACGATCTATGTGCAGAGCAGCGCGGCAGACCGGACGCTCGATCAGATGTTCGACACCCCGCCGACCGCGCCGGCCGATTCGATTCCCACCCTGGCGCGGGCTGCAGAGTACGCCAACGCCGTGATCGGCAGCGGCAATCAGACCGCAGAGATCAGGATCGCGCCGGGGCTCTACGACCCTGCTTCGGTGTGGCAGTGCAGCGTGGTGTTTCGCGCCTCCGACCCGACTCAAGCCGGCTGGCCGCTGATCTTCACCGAAACCGGCGACTCTGCCACCGCTGAAACCTGGTTTGATGGATCGGACTACGGCAACCTGACCACGCGGGTGAACTTCCGTTCGTTCGTGCTGCAGTTGCGCGACAACGAAAGCGCCGGCAATCAACTGCACGTAAACACTATCGGCCGGCAGATGCGCTGCCAGCGTAGCGTGGACTTCCGTGGCGGGTTCCACTTCCTAGGGGTGCCCGAGCTGATCA